TGGCAAAGAGTTACCAAAATTCAATCCAGAGTTTGATTCTCAAGATCCTAAGAAAGAATTTTCTAGATCAACTTACTATCTTTTAGATACAGGAACTCTTCCATCTGGATCAACTCAACAGCAAATTGATAAGGCAGCAGAGCAAAATTTTGAGATTAAAAAAATTCTTAATCAAGCAATCATGCGCTATAATCAATTGTTCTCTTCAATGGTTACCGTTACAACAGCAGCAGACATCTCTTTACATGCTGGTGATGCCATCTATGTTGACTCTCCAGAACTTGCAACTGATACAAAAAATGATAAGGTAAGCAGGCAAAGTGGTGGTCTATATATTATATCAGATATGTGTCATCATTATACTCCCAAAGGAACATTCACTCAACTGAATTTAGTTAGAGATTCCATAGGGAGAAAGGGAAATCACACAACCAATCGCACTTAATAATCATGAGCGAAAAATCTATTCAGCAACACATCAACGACGATAGGGATCTCCTAGAGAATCCTACGTTGTCTCCACAGATGCGTCGTCACACCGAGGATGAACTGGATCATCTGGAGAAATATCAGGCAGCTCATCCAGACGATAACCATGATCCAACTGCATTTGAAATGTACTGTGATGAGAACCCAGATGCAGATGAATGCAGGATCTATGAGGACTGATGGAAGGAGGAGCACTATTTAATCCAGGATTTTTAGGAGGTTCTTTTTTATGGTGGATTGGTCAGGTTGCTGACGATTCAACTTGGAGAGAGAACATCAGAGAAGGGAAACATAAAAGTTCTGGAGACATTCCTGGATGGGGATACAGATATAAAGTAAGAATAATCGGTCTCCATGATCAGGGTGAGGGTTCAATAGAATCTGATCAATTACCCTGGGCACAGGTCATGTATCCTATCACTTCTGGTGGTGGTCAAGGTGCAGCATATCAATCACCTTCTATTAGACAGGGTAATTTTGTTTTTGGATTTTTTCTGGATGGTCAGGATCAACAAGTTCCTGTCATCATGGGAGTTCTTGGTGCCAATGCACAGGTTGTAAAGTCAACTCTAAATGGATTGAGTGGGGGTGAAAACTTTACTTCACAAAGTGGTAATGCAAACTCTGGTGATGATTCAACCAAAGTTGTTTCAGATAATGATCTACTAACAGAAAGACCATCTGGTGTAACTCTTGATGGACAACAAACGGGCGGTGATAATCCAAACAATCCTCCAACATCTAATGTTGCTCCAACCAAAGAATCTCCAGCTGCACCTCATCAGGAAACAGTAGCAGATAAAAGAAAAGATACCGTATTGAAGAAAAAGCGTCCGATATGGTGCACGGATCCAAGGCAAACTTCTCCAATGAAAGGTATTCAAACCATCATTGAAGATTTGCAAGAAAGAATTCAAAAACTTCAACAAGGTCTTCAGTCATATGCAGATGCAGTTCAATCTGGTATTAATGTTGCCAATAGTCTGATTAATCAAGTTAATGAAATTGACGCTCTCATTAAGGATGCCTCTTGCGAAATTGCAAAGTTTTTAAGAACTTTGATTGGTCTGGTTCAAGATTTTGTTACAGACCTATTCACTAAAGTTCTACAACCAATATTTAAAATTGCACCTCCAACAGTCAAGATTGAAATTCTTGATAAGTTAGTGAAAGGACTGGAACTAATTGAGTGTTTATTCAATGCAATAGGTCTCAAGTTATGTGACTCTGCAGAAAAATCAATTAAAAATTCTTTTGCAAGACGAGCACAGGGAAGACCAGCACCAGCATCGGTTCAACCATTCTTGACTGATCAATACGATGATATTCCTTGGTTTGCTGATATAGGAGATGATAGATATAATCCAACACCCATGTGTTATGTTGAAGAATTAGTTGGTGAAGTTTTGGGAGAAAACTTAAATGACATCATTAATACTTTTGATGCTGCGAGTTTGCCCATCGTGAGATTTGTTGAATCATCTATAAATGATGCGGGAGGACCAGGAACATCTGCAGCAGGTTCATCTGGAGTTAAACCCAGAGATCCTTTACTTCCAAACATACCAAACCTCCCTAGTATTCCAAGCTTTGGTGGTCTTGGTGCATTAGGTGGAGCAGGATTTGATATTGGATCTGCACTTGGATTTATTAGTGCTATCTCTGGTATCTTTAGTTGTGATCTTTCATTGATTTGCTCTCCAAATGAATATCATACTCTACAAGAAGGAGGAAGTGGAGCACCGTCAGAAGACCAACCTAGTTCTGTTGGTGTTGCAAAGGCAGCGCAGGCAACAGCGGAATCTCAAGAACCTGCAACTACATCATCTGCAAGTTATAACACGCCATGAAAATAATACCACCTTCTATAGACCTAGTAAAAGTAGGATACATTGGAAAGACTGAGGGGTATGTTCCTGGTTTGACAATTGCTGAAGCAGAAGAGCACGAAAAATCATATCCAGGTACAACATATATCTTTGTTGATGCAGACGCAAATATTAGATATCTAAAAATAGAGCAGGTAAAGCAACTAACAACTGCCAGTTTGCAGAGAACTCCCATTTGTGACACTGGACCAAGAGCATGTGGACCACCATCAATTGTTTTTATTGGAGGAGGAGGAGTTGGTGCTAAAGCAAATCCCATCGTAGATAGAAGTGGAAATTTACTTGCTGTTGATATTGTCTCTGGTGGGTATGGTTATACAACCGCACCTACTGTCCGAGTGATTGATCCATGTGACAATGGCAGTGGTGCAGTTTTAAGACCACGCATGAAAAATGGTCAAGTTGATGATGTAATCGTTCTTGATAGTGGTAGAGGTTACTTACCACCAAGTCAAACAGTTCCACAATATCCTGCTAGAATTTGTATAAAAGAGATACTTGTCACAAATCCAGGTTTGAATTATAATTGTGGTGTAGATGAATTAGTTGTAACACCTGATAATGGTGCAAGATTAACATATAATTGCGATTCCTTTGGCAGAATACGATCTGTCAATATTGTTTCTAGAGGATGCTATTCAGAACTTCCTACCATCACGATGAGGAGCACTACAGGTTTCAATGCATCCTTTGTTCCTCTCTTTAGTGTTACTAGAGATCCAGAAGTACCAGAAGAAATTCCCACTACGGGAGTTGTCCAGGTGTTTGACTTGGTTGGTCTTACTCTTCAGGGATATGTTGATGGAACAGAGTATTATGGAAATACATTCTTTGAAGCAGGTGTTAAATATGCTGGTAATAGAAATACAGGCATTATTGTTTATGAAACAAGAGCGCAAAGTATTGGTGCAGCACCAGTTGAAGTAACAACAACACCTGATACTGATGTCACTGAAACTTTTGCAACTCCAACTCCAACCACAACTGACGTAACTACACCTACAGTTACTCCTGACGTGAGGACTGCTCCAACAATAGCAGCACCTCCACCTCCACCGACGCCTCCACCGCCACCACCATCACCACCTTCATATGGTGGGGGTTACTAATAAATATTAAAACCAATCCATAAGTTATGGCAGAAAAGAGAAATTTTTGGACACAAGTATGGAGTGCCATGAATGGTGCTCTATCTTTTGGTGGGTTGAGTCCGAAGGGTGATGTCACATCAAGTGTCGAATTAAAAGGACTTGATGGTAGACATTTCTTTGATATGACCGAGGATGGTGTCCGCAAAGGGTGGACAACCATCAATTCTCCTGGTGCATTTCAAGTCAATGCTGGTGAGGATCTAGATAAAAAACAGCACGGTGTTTTCATTAACTCTGAAAATGGTGATGTTGTTATTAGAGCCAGAAATGGAAAGGTAAAGATAGAAGGTCTTGATGTACAAATTGCTGCTACAGGGGCAGGCAAAGAGGGATTCGCAGAGATTACTGCAAATGAAGACCTAAAAGTTACTGCTAAGAATGTCACTCTCAATGCTAGGAACTCAATTAAGTTGGTGACTAGTGGTATACTTACTTTAGACGGTAAGTTGGGACTACAAATTCTAGGATCCATGGTCTATGGATCTTCATCCTCTACAAATAGTAGAAAAAAACCAGGACAAATAAAATAAGGAGACAATATGGCATTTCAATTTGACGAACAACACATCTATGATGGACAGCATCTTGTCTGCCCAGAGAACAAAATTCCTATTGCATTAGGAGTTGCAGCAACTAAGATCAAAGGTTCTCAGTATGTACAAGGACCTGCTTTGTTTGGTGCTGATAAGAAGTTTCCGACTCCTTATGCTACGGTGATGATCACACCACCAGCACATAGTGGATTACCTACCTTAGTTCCTGGTGCAACTGCTTTTGGACCTGCGAGTAATCCATTTTCACTAGCAGTATCTGGATCCTCTGCTTTCCTTGGTAGAGTTGAAACAAATTCTGATGTGATTGTTGGTAAAAGTCTTGGTGCTCAAGGTGACATTGTTTCCAATTGTGGTGCTCATATTCTCTCTGCTAAGAAAAACTTTGATATTCCTCACCCAACGAAGGAGGGATGGAGACTTCGCCACACTTGCCCCGAAGGACCATCAAATGACGTATACTTCAGAGGGAAGATTAGAAATAAAGACAAGATTTATCTTCCAGAATATTGGAAAGAACTTGTTGATCCCACTACTATTACAGTTAACTTGACACCAATTGGCGCACATCAGAATGTAATAGTAAAGAGAATAGGAGAGAATATAGTTCACTTACAAGCAAATGGTGGACTACCTATCAACTGCTTCTTCCATGTATTTGGAACTAGAAATGATGGAGAGAGACTCATTCCAGAATATGAAGGAGAATCTCCTGCAGATTATCCAGGCAATAATGATGAGTATTCAGTTTCTGGATACCATTACGATACTAAGGAGAAATAATCATGTCAGATCTTGCTTTTACACCTGAATTTGATTCAGCAAAATGTTCAGATGGATCAATTACTGGACCATATTCAACTAAGTTTGATTATATTGTAAAGCACTCAACTGGTGAAGGAAGTTATGGAAGATCTGCTCAGGTGGGAGATTTTTCAATAACTCCTTGCCAACCATATCTTCATTACAATGTTAATGTTGGAAACTTAAAGATAGATAAAAATATTGAAACTGTTGTCAATATCAATTCTACTGGTAACATAACTTGTGCTAACAATGTTACAGCGTCAACTTTCACTGGAAATTTGACTGGTAATGTCAATGGTGTTGCGAGTGGAAATAAACTATTTGATATTCCTCATGTAAAACAAAAAGGAAAAAGAATTCGTCATGTTATTGCTGAGGGTCCAGAAGCAGGAATCTATGTTAGAGGACAACTTAAGAATAAAAATGTGATTGAATTGCCAGAGTATTGGGACGGACTCATTGATCCTGAAACTATTACCGTTACCATGACTCAGATTGGTTATTCTCAAGATCTTATTGTTGATAAGATTGAGTGGGGTAAGAGAATTCTAGTTAGATCTGGAAATGGTGCAAACATTCACTGTTTCTATGAAGTATGGGCTGCAAGATGGTTAGACCCAATGGATCATGATAAAACACTTCATGTTGTTTATGATGGAGAAACTCCTGATGATTATCCTGGAGGCAATGAAAACTTCCTAATTGGTGGTTGGGATTATGACCGCAGAGAAACCAAGTGGAGGAGTGACAAATGAGTATCAGTGTAGGAATAGTAAGTGACCGCTCTTTTTTACAACAACAAAATCTTGACATTGTAGAATATAGGAACAGGGCAATTGGTCTTGCCAGTGATTATTTCGTCCCAGCAAAAGAAATTGATGAACTTATAATTACTGAGTTTGATAAAACAACTGTATCACTAAATGCTCTGGTAGAAATTGGAGGAACAACAGGAATAGGATCAACATGCTATTCCTCAGATACAACATATTTTGCTACTCACTATGGGGATATTGTGAGTGGTATTGGAACAACCACAGGAAACAATACAGGAATTGTAGGCATTGGATCAACACAAGTCATTGCTTTTGGGCAAATTAATTTAGATTCTCTGCAAGTTTATAGATATCCAAAAATTGAAAATGATACTCTTGACGCAGACACTGATAATCCATTTAGTGGTGAAGGTGCTGTAGGGCTAGGAACAACTAATGCAGGAATTGGTGTGACTACCGTTTATACCAGAGGTGGGGGTGGAGTTGCAGGAACTGTTTTTGCATTTGTTGCTAACTGCAATAATGCTGGAATCGCTGCCAGTATTGGAATTGTCACCACTCGTTATTTGACCATTGAATCTGCTGGGATAGGATCATTTGTTAATGCCGTTAACTTGGTTAAGAGTGAAAAAACTGAATATCAATTCCATCGTTGGTCATATGATAGAAAGATTGCAACAAACAATGTTGGCATCACTTCACTCACCAGTGTTCTTGGCATCATAACTGGAACCGATTTTGGTGGACCATACTAAGGTCTTGACACAGACTTTTTTCCGTTGTATAATATGGGGGTAGTCAAGCAAACCACATGCAAGAAGATTTCCTTTCCCGCTGCGTCGTTGATCCAGTAGCACGCAAGTTCTATCTTTACTCTGAACAAGGTGATGAAAAGATTGTAGACTGCGAAACAGTTGATCAATTCATGTCTGTTCTTGAAATGGTGCGTGATAAGTGTGATGATGATGTCCTTGCGTATGCTGACCCTGTGTGAGGGAAAAACGACCTTTAATTGCAAAAAAGGGGGGAAAAATTTTCGGCAAAATTTTGACTCCCTTACCTTTTTTGCTCCCTTAGCAATCTGGTGAATGCAGCATTTTTATAAATAGGTGTATGTATGTATTCATAACTATGATTGCTTGTAAATCTTGCGGTAAGGAAGTTCCACAAAGTCTCCGTAAAGGTGGGCGAGCAAAACTTTATTGTAATGAATCTTGTCGCAACAAATGGCGTTATGAAAATGACCCATCTGTATCAAATAGAAACACTTATACCGAACAAAAAGCAAGAGGTTATTCCAACAAATGGAAAGCACTTCAATACAAAGGTGGTAAGTGTCAAACTTGTGGTGAAGATAGACCCGCAACTCTATGTTTTCACCACAGAGACCCATCCCAAAAAGAATTAAAACTTGATGGGAGAAGTTTTGCTAATCGCAAGTGGGAACTCATCAAAGAAGAAGTTGATAAATGCGACCTTCTTTGCCATAACTGCCATAATATGCTACACTATGGAGGTAGTTGGGAAGAGTTCCTAATCGAGCAGGTTTAGCAATTTGGTAAATGCACCGTTCTCATAAAGCGGCTAAAGTGGGTTCGATCCCCACAACCTGCACCTATGCGAGTATGGTGGAATCGGTAGACACACCAGACTTAAAATCTGTTGACCATCACGGTCGTGGGAGTTCAAGTCTCCCTACTCGCACTACTTTAAACCTAACTAAATAAATCATAGCAATAATATAGAAGCGGTAATACAA